TTTATGTTGCCGATGCTTCAGCTATCATGTCAATTATATTTTGCAGTATTTGACGACATGAAAAGCTTAATGATGAGTTTTTCATTTTCATTAGAAGAATGATAACATCTGTTTGAGATATAAATATATCATTCTTCAACCTTGTTTTTCTGATCTCGATCTCTTCCATAGTCCTCCTTACCCCGAAAAGGCATTAGTAAATTGAATGAATCCTTCCTCTCCGCTTGAAAATTTGTCAATGAAATACTTTGCTTCCCGAAGACCTGCTCCAGTTGCCATCCGAAATTCTTTGATTGCAGGAATCCTTTTGTTCTGACGAAGAAGTTCGCCGATCTCTGCTACCACTTGATCGCACAATTTATAACCATCAACCGATGGAGCATTTTCAGTTGAAACCTGTGCAATAGCCAACTCAAAATTCGTGAGTAGATCATTGATTTCTTCCGTAGATCGAGAGGCTCTGATTCTCAACTCAAAATTTCTCTGAATTTCTTCTCCGATTGCCTTGATCACTCGTCCAGGAACCTTTTGGTAACTTTGATACATAAATGACATAACATCCTCCAATCATAAAAAGGTTTATATTTACAATTAATATATATAGCAGAAAGATCCAAACCTGTTAGATAATTAGAACAAAATATAAAACCTACCTCATCATAAAAAGGATATAAGACTATGAGTAAAAATGTAGAAACAATTCAGATTAATTCCGTGGACGACTATGGCAGATGTCTTGCGGACTCTGTGAATAAGACATTTGAGGGTGATAGGGTTAAACCACAAGGTTATGTTGAGATTTACGAAGCAGATGAGGCTGGAAATAAAAAGTTAGTTGGAAGACATAATCTGGTTCTTTATTTAGGTAGAGAATGGTTGGCCCAAAGAATTGTAGATAGAAATAACGGAAATGTGACTTCAACAAAAGATGAATATATTAACTGGTTTGGATTGGGAGATGGAGGTGTAATTCCAGGAGATCCATTCAATCCAATGCCGCCTATTATTGATGAAACAGAACTAGCAAGTAGAGTAATGATTAATGCAACAGATTCTTCTGCTGCTGATTATCACGCAGTAGCTAGTCCAGGATACCCAGAAATAGGTTATTATAAGATACCATTTGACACCATCGGTTTTGAGCAAGATGCTCAAAATGATGATGCATGGTTAGTAGTAAAGATTACCGTTACAGTTGGCATTGATGATGCCAATGGAAAACAATTGAGTGAGGCCGGTTTATTTACTTCCGAATCGAATATGGGAGCATATGCCGGACCATTTAACATATTTTCAAGAGTTACCTTCCCGTCAATTGTTAAAACATCAGATCGAAGAATTATTTTTAATTGGTTCTTGTACGTTTAAGAAGGAGATTTTGATTTTAAAAACGCTCTTGAAAAGGATTTTTGATATAGACCTGGAGAGAAAGGAAGATAAAGAATAGAGTTAATTACTATTATTAGAGAAATTAAAAATGGGAGGAATACGAGAGATGGCTAATGTATCTCCGGGTGTATTTACCAAAATTATTGACTTGTCTCAATTTGTGCAAGCAGTCCCTTCAACAATCGGATTTATTTCTGCACTAACAGAGAAAGGAGAGGACAACGTTTTAAAGTTTATCGGTTCACGTGCTGATTTTATTTCAGAGTTTGGTGAACCAAACATTTCAGTTTACGGCAAGAATTATGGGCAAGGTCCATATTGTGCGTACAACTATTTGGGAGAGTCTGGTGCTCTTTATTTCATGAGAGTGTTGGCTGATAATGCAACATTTTCAAACATCAGAATTGATGCCACAGTGGCACCGCTTGATACAACTGCAGGATATCAAATTACATTTGTTGAAGGAATGAACAGCGTAGATGAGTTTGGTACCAACTTGCTGCAATCAGGAACAACTTATCCAATCTGCTTCTTGCGTCCAATCGGTCGCGGTCAGTGGTATAATAAGTTAGGTGTTCGTATCACAGAAGTATCTAATCCAACATTGTGGGATCAATATGTTATGGATGTGTATGAAAAACAATCAGATGGTCAAGATGTTATCATCGAATCATTTGAAATTTCATTCAACCCTCTGGCACGAGATAATGCTGGAGAATCATTGTGGATTGTTGATATTTTAAATCTTTACTCTTCAGTTCTTCGTGCAGAAATGTGGATTGATGAAGATACTGATAGATATTCTGATGGGTACGAAGAAAACATTAGAGTATATGATAAAAATATCGGAACAACAGCTGTTACATTAACAAGTGGTTCAGCTTTAATCTCAGACAACAAACAAGATTTTTCTGACTGGGAATCAGCTGGTCCTGGTGATTATGTTATTATTGCAAAAGACGCAAGAGGAAATGAGATCTGGGGTTGGTTAGGAGCTTCTTCTGGAGTTGACAATGAAGCAATTTCAGTTTATGCTGATAAAGCTTTGTCAAGTCAAGTTTGGAATGGCAACACTACAGATTTCGACGTACTTTCAGAAGTCGAATACAGAATCAAAAAATCTTATGGTTCTGTTGCAACAGCTTTCACATCATCTGAACCTGTACCTCTAAGAAAGGGATCAGATGGAGACTTGTTACAAGCTGACGGTTCTCTTGATACAGCAGAAGCAACAACTCTGTTGAATCAGGCATACTCTGGTATCATTGATGATAATGTTTTGGATAATGAAAATACATACTTCTCAATGGTATTCGACTGTGGTTATCCATCAGATGTAAAAACTGCAATCAGTACACTATGTCAAACAAGACGTGACTGTGTTGGTATTATGGACAATGGTGATAACGCAACTGTCAATCTAGCATTATCATCAAGAAATAATGTCAATACATTCAATAATTACTTTGTTGCACTATATGAGTGCTACAATAAAGTATTCGATTCATTTACAGGACAAGATATGTGGGTTTCACCAATGTATCATATGTCCTACATTCTGCCAAGAAATGATACTGTAGCTGAACTTTGGTTTGCTGCAGCAGGTTTCAATAGAGCAGCAATTGATACAATTAAAGAACTCAGATACAATCCAAGACTTGGCCAGAGAGATCAAATGTACTTGAAACAATTGAACCCAATTGTTAAATTCAATCCGGGTTATGTTGTTTGGGGTCAATTGACATCTCAAGCAAAAGCTAGTGCTCTACAAGACTTGAATATTGTTCGCCTTGTTCTCTACATCAAGAGAGCCTTTGAAGATTTCTGTCGTTTCTTCATCTTTGAACAAAACGATGAAATCACATGGTCATTGGTTGCAGGGCAACTTGTTGAGTTCCTTGAAGTTATTAGAAAGAAACGTGGTCTATATAATTACTCCGTAGAAGTTGGAGCAACAGACTACGAAAGAAAAACAAAGAAATTCCATGTTGACGTAACTCTTGAACCTACAAGAGTTGTTGAACAAATTCAACTGAACTTCTTTATCGTTTAATTAGGCAAAAAAAGACCTGGTTGGAGTAATCCTTCCAGGTCTTTTTTGCGTCGGTAATTCCTATGGGGCAAGGGGTTTTCCGAGAGGAACAACTGATAATGAGTGTTTTAATGATCCGTCAAGCATCTTGGTTGTATAAACCACATACACCAATGTATTTTTTTCATGATCATACCACCTGGCGATTCTCATGACTTTACTTCCGATGGATTTACTGATATGTGCAATATCCGTTTTGGTGGATTTATCAATAATTTGCTGCCCATCTTTAACAGGAATCTCTCCAGTTAATCTGGTTGCTATAGCTGTATTGCTTGGATCAGCCATTGCAAGAAAGGCACCAGATTTTATGGTGGTGAAATAGATTGATACAAATGGATTATCAGGATCTTCAACACGAATGACTTTGATTGTATCATTGCCCTGAACCAGGCGTTTCACACAATCAACTTCACCGATTTTAACTGCTGATTCTGCACGAACCAAACTAATAGAAAACAAAACTATCAAGATTGCTGACAAAATCATTATAATAATTCCATTTTTCTTCATAACATTTTCCTTTCAATCAAATTTATAATTAGTGGAGTTAATCTCCTGTTGATATTTAGTAACTTCATCCATAGCCTTCAATGCTTCTTCATAAACTTCATCCTGAAATAAATGCACAACATTTATCATGAGAAAACTAATTCGTTGAACTTCCTGACCACGTACATAATTGAATCTGTCAGTTTCCCAGCGTTTGGCCCACATCATGTATTCATCTTTGTTCATGGATCGCCGCATTGGGTTGTCGATGGTTTTTAGAATTAATCCCAACTCTTGAAATAATTGCAAAACAAAGAAACAAATGTTGGGATTAATTAGAGCATTATTCATAGTGTTGAATACAGCAGAACTTTTAATTCCATCTACAAATATTCCTGCCTGTGCGAGGTCCATATCCTTAACTTCAAATATTCCAACTTGTTCTCTCATTGATAGATGACTATGAAGATCGAAATCTGGAGGAACAGCTACGAACTCAGCCATAACGTAATTTTTTACAACAGTATTTAATTCTCGGTGATCATGAGGATCATCCTGGTTCATATTCATAGACCTTCCTTTATATTTAGTGTTTGCTAATTTGGATGTACGGTAGTCCTCCCCAATTATTTTCATGCTCCAGGTCAGAAAAGATGCCGCCATCCTCATCGCCATAATTAAAAATGTACGCATATGTCCCCTCATATTGCTCTATTAATTGGGTGGCTTTAATGGTGCATTGTTCTCTATGTTTAATTTCTCCTTCTCGCCACGCTTGATTTTGCCAATAACGATTATCACGGAGTTGTTCTTTTGTAATTCCGTGCCTCTTACAGAATGATTTTTCACGATCCCAAGTATCTTCAATTCCGTGAACGTATCCATGTTCAAGCTCATCAGCTATAAGCAAAACAACATCCTTTGTAAGTTTAACTTCGGTTGGGTTTTGATTATCAGCATCCTCAAATATATGACTATGAAAAGCTTGACGTTGAATATATTTAGATACATCGCTCATAGTTTCAATCTTGTGTGGCCAGAATACAATGAATGATGATGAACTCGAGTTGGTTACGAAATCAGCTTTTATTTTCATTAGTTATCCATCCAACATTCTTCAATGTGCCCGACTTCAACATCAATTCCCAAAGCGGTTTTAATCCCATCTTTGGCACGTTGCCGAAATTGAGCTTTAGTTTCATCTTCCTTCATCCTGGTATATGGAAGGCCGATCATTGGAGTTCCATCACCATATGGGTGACCTGTTGAGAAATCAAAGTCACGATCTTCAAATATTGATTCGATATATTCCATTGGATAACTTACAACATCATCCCATGTAATATCCTCCTTCTTGCATTTTTCTCTGATAACAGGAAGAAGGTCTTCTGACAATAAACTACTGTCAATATAGGCGCCCATGACCACGAATGATGATGAACTTGAATTGGTTACGAAATCTGCTTTAATTTTCAATGTTAATCTCCTTTACAGTCCTAACGGACAACAGTCTTTTTTGATGCTTAGTTTACTTCTGAAACTATTGAACTTGTCACTATGATCCCAAATGGTATGTAGGTCTTTAGAATCGTCTTTGATTGGAATACTCCACTTTGATTCATCTGCGAAACTACACGGCATGAATCTCATATCTGGGGTGATATATGCTGACATTCTTGCTGCTTCACATGTATCAACTGATGCTTTTTGAATCTTAGATGGATTTCCGTGTCTTGTTACATGATTTACAAGGCAACTATCGAGACCTATTTTAAATTTTGCCTTTGGTGTAAATACGATGCTTGAAAAGAACTTGAGTTGTGCCGCATTGGGAATAAGATGTCTCAGATTCTTTCCGGCTCCGTGAGGTTTAAATAATAGAAAAATAACAGCATTCAATTTAGATACATCAAATCCCCAGGTTATAGGGTTATGCCCTTCAACTATACCTCTACATTTTATATGTGAGTCCCAGGAATATATTTGATGAATATTGGTTTTGATTCCTGCATCAATCAGTTTTTGAATGGCTGTGTTTGTATAGGCCTTCTCATAATCGCTGACAG